TTTCCCCATCTATCTTTGGCATATTGCGTTTAAGTTTAGGCATTTGTTTCCTCTCTAGATGATATGCGCGCAATCGTACTATATTAATAATATACCCTTACTCTATCAGAAACTTCTTCTTTTTCCCAACTATCTGTTGGTAATTGAACAAAATTCCCTTGACGATACCGCATTAACGCCTGCGTCATACTGTCCACCAAATCGTCATATTCTCCATTAGGAAACGCCGCGACCTCTTCAATCAACTCATCCGCAAAAGGTTCGTCTGGGGCCCACACCATGCCCGCCTCAAACAACGGCGAAACGCTGTGAACCCTAGATACTTTGTCGTTACCCCTGCTTGGTGTATAATTTACAACAGGTATGCCCATATTACGCAGTTCTTGTGTTAAAGGTAAACCACTGGCCTTAGCCTCAATGATGACGGTGTCGGGGTCCCAGTAGTTATAATTCTCCAAAGCAACCTCTTTTAGCTCCGGGAAATCCCAACGTCCCTTCTTGCTGTCCAAAAGTATTAAACCAGGCTGCCCTGATTCGTGAGGATAGAACACACCCCACGTCGTAATAGCTGAAAAATCTGATGTTTCGCGCTTAGAAAACGCGGTATCGTAGCTCTGAATCACATACTGTAGGTTAGGAATATTCTTTTTTTCCCATTTCAACCACCACTCCCTCGGGATAATGGCGTTTTCATCACCCGTAGGATTCTGCTGATACTGTGCATTCCACTTACTGGCCGGAATAGACGCTTTAACCGCCGTCAAATCCTCTAAACTCCAATACTCAGGCCAACACGGCTTACCGTCCTCAAAAATAGCCGGTAATTCCACAACCTCCCACTGATCCGCTAACGGATCCTTGGCCATCGCCCGTAACAATTGACCCGTCATGTCCTTCTCAGACCAACGTGTCTGAACCAAAACAATCGATCCGCCCGGCTGCAACCGCTGACGAGGACCACCCGTGTACCAATCCCACGCATCCTCAAAACCATTAGCCGACATGGCCGTTTGCTCCGAATGAGGATCATCAATAATAATTAAATCCCCACCACGGCCCGCCAAGTTAGAACCCACACCCACCGCATAGTACATACCCCCCTTGCTCGTGTCCCAACGGCCCGAAGCCTTGCTGTCCGCCGCTAACTTAACGTCCTGGAAAATCGCCTTGTATTCGTCACTGCTGTCTATCAAATTCTTCGTCTTCCGACCAAAGTTAACCGCTAACTCCGTCGTGTGCGTCGCCTGAATAATCTTCATCTTGGGGTTCCTACCCATCATCCACGCCGGAAACAAATAACTGGCGAACTCGCTCTTCGTGTGCCGTGGGGCCATGTTAATGATCAATCGCTTTAACTCACCCTTGGCTACCCGCTCCAACTTGTCCGCAATAATCCGATGATGCCTGCCTACAATAAACTCAGGCCAAACAACCCGAACAAATCCAAGAAAATCATTTTGGGCAAACTCGTTCTTCTCCAACTGCGCTAAACGAAGCTTTAACTTTAACTCCCGATCCTGAGCATTCGAAATTACATCCATCCAGAAACCTCGTAAAAATAAAAACTAAACACACAATGTTTCACGTGAAACATTCGTACTAAAATCAGTACGGCTTTATACCTGACGGCGCGGTTGCACAATTAAATCAAATATCTCCTCCCAATCAACCTTGCCGTCAGATCGATACACCGGCTCAACCCTTAACCCGTACCACTTTAAATCCACCGCGTCTGAACCTAAATACAACGATACCGACTCCGGCGTGGGATCCTTGTTGGTCCGTGTGCCACGGCCAGCGGTCCGCAGAACAAGAACCCAAGTGCTCGCATGCTTGTGCCGACTCAACCAAGATACTTGATGCGGGCGCAACTCCACTGAATTACTTGGGGTGGCCTTTAACTCAACAAAATGAAAGTGACCCCCTTCATCACACAACACTACGTCCGGAACACCGGGCATGGCCCACGTCTCAAGGCGCGTATGCTCAAACTTCTTCTGGCTCTTCTCCAAGGCTGACTTCATCGTCTTCCACAGCCCGCTCTCCCTGTTCAGGGCCGTCCTCGGTATCGGCTTCTCGTTCAGGAGTGACATCAATCGTGTTTTGGGCATAACCGTCCTTTATCTCGTTTAGCGCTTTCAATACGTCTTCTTTCGACATCGAATCAATAGAACCATGCCGTATCTCAGACTTGTTGATATATATGTCTCCATGCGCTTGACCTCTTCGGTACTCGGCTTGCACGGCAGCAGAATACGCCCCGTTCTCCAAGGCTCGATCTCGGATAACCTGTAGATCCCTTATGTGTCTCTTGTAGTCAATCCCATATTTGTGATCAAGCTCGTCTCGATAGATCTTGATCTGTTTAACCACATGTGGGCAGATATTAGGGTTTGTGAGCTCATAAGCTCTCTGATGGGCAGAACCCGTTGAGTATCCCGCGTTAATAGCGGCTTGTCGTAGCGTTATCTGTCCATCCTGTGACACAAGCTCTTTAACAAACAACTCTTGCTTTCTGGTCAAAGGTTGTCCTTCAAGGTCCTTGTTTTGCCGCTTAATGAGCTTATCTTTCTTTTTAACCTCTATGAGCGTGGTTTGTTTAATTTTTTGTACGTGCTTTTGCTCTCGTTTCTTAACCTCTTTGTTATAGGCCGCAAGAGCTTCTCTTAGGTCACTGGTTGTAGGCATTGTTTTCTCGGTTAAGTTATATGGGAAGATATGCGCTAAATTATAAATTTTTTAAAATTTTTTTGCAAGTAGAACATGATATCAATATTCATACAAATATTTGTCAGAAACATGGTCCTTGCTCCCGTCCCCAGCTCGTGTACCCGTTGATTTTGTGCAGTGCAACAGGATTCTCAGCTCGTGGGCAAAATGACCCGATATGGCGGGGACCCTAGCGGGTTTGCGGGCAATGTTCTGCTGCACGTGCAGTGCAACACTGGTCTGCGTGACTAGGCCGCCGGACGGCCCGCGATTCATGGGTTCGATTCATGGGTTCGATTCATGGGTTCGATTCATGGGTTCGATTCATGGGTTCGATTCATGGGTTCGATTCATGGGTTCGATTCATGGGTTCGATTCATGGGTTCACGGCACACGGCCCACGAACTGCGATCCGCGAACTGCGATCCGCGAACTGCGCTCCGCGATTCATGGCCGATAACCTAAAAGCCCAAAAGAGGCGCATCACGGCCCGCGATTATTCTTGCGGTATGTCGGGACACGAAGGCCCTAAAAACACGGCCCACGGCCCACGCTGTGCGTTTAACGGTACGTTTCATATGTTAGAGCGGACACGGCCCGCGGCTTGATTCACTACGGGTTGTGGAGCTCGAGGGAGTGGAGCTCGAGGGAGTGGAGCTCGAGGGAGTGGAGCTCGAGGGAGTGGAGCTCGAGGGAGTGGAGCTCGAGGGAGTGGAGCTCGAGGGGCAAAAAAAACCCGCTTAATTGCGGGTTAAAAGTGAGCGAGAAAAAACCGGTCAAATTAGAATTCAAAACCGGAAAATAACCCCGTCCCCTTTTTAACGTAAAGATGGAAATTCGCGTCATCCCACGCAGTTAACACATACCGTTTAGCACTTTGGCAATAAGATTCTCTGACGTATACCCGTTTGGCGTTTTCGTTCCGCTTAACGAACGCTCCGGCCGGTATACCTTCCACGAGTACATTTTGTTCAACAGCTTCATCAAATTTAATCATTTTAAACCTCCATGTAGTTGATAAACTCGCATATGCGAATCACAAATATAGCACAAAAAAAAACCGGCGTACAAGGCCGGTAATTTTTGGGAATTCGTGAACGGGATTAGGCCGGTATCAATTCGCGTTGGATTTCGTAACGTTTGGCCTTAAATCCGTGATTGATTATTGTGATATCCCCGTGGCGTTTTTGGCCACCGTCACACGCGCCACAAGCTACGCACGTTAATTTTTTGCCGGCCTCTTTAGATGCGGGGCAAATAGATTCTTTTTTGTTTACCGGATCAGTCGCAAGCCGGACGCGAAAAGTTCGCCATCCTTGATTTTTTGCCTGTAAATATTCGGCTTGATTGTCGACGGAGGCCATGCAATGATCTTTTAAAAATTCGCGCTCAATTTCCGGAATGTCAGGGTTATTCCATTGATGCGTATATCCCGTTCGGCCCGTGGCATTTTTTAGAAGCTTTTCCCAAACAGTGGAAGGCACGGCGGAGGGATCGCCATACGTTCCGAGTCGAACCATGCGACCCGTGGATAATTTAGCGGCCGCTACCAATCCGCCCGCGCCGGTGTAGTTACCCTTCAAAAAAGATTTGTAAACCATGCTAGGGCCCTGAGCGGTTACCACGTAACACGCGCCACCTTTAGCGGGTCTATGCTTACAATCGCCACAGATAGACACGTCCGCGCCGGTTTGCTGATTGGCGGTCGGACGTTCGCCGTTATTGGTGAGAATATAAGTTTGGACCATGTCACCCGTTTTTGAATTGCTAGAGCGCGTAATTGCGATTACGACAATTGGCGCGCCGTCTAATTCTGAAGGGCCTTTAAAAATTATTTGGCCCGTTGGTTTTTTGTTTTTCATTTTTATAATCTCCGTGTAGTTGATTAAATCCCATACTTCGGAATCAATTATAAATCCAAAACGGGAAAATTTGCAAGTGAACAAAAAAAGGCCCCCAAAATGGGGGCCGGATAAAGCGCGAAAAAATAAAAATTAAACTACATCAGAAACCGCGATTTTTTCCACATGAACATCAAACTTTTTTAAAGCTTTTAAAACTTCATTTTCGTCCCAATCGGATAACTCTATTTTTTCACATTCGTCCGGATCTAATCGTTCATAGATTTTGCGGGATTGTAAAACCCACGCCAAAAAATCGTCGTGATCAAATTCTTCTATTACGTATAAATCGTTTTTTGATCCGGACCGTATTTTGATTATTAAATGATCCGAAATTGAAGGTGCTCCCACGGCCCAAGTTCCCGAGTGCTGATAGGCATATTTTTCCATTTTTTAATTCTCCGTGTTAGTTGATATTTTCGCATAGCGAGTCCAAATATTAACACGGGTTTATTTTTAATATCAAGTGCAGTGCAAGCGCACAAAAAAAAGGCCCCCAAAATGGGGGCCGAAGGTACTACACGGAAAAAACTGTTTTTTGATTATGCGGCCATTGCGACACGGGCCCAATCATTGCGGTTTAAATTCAGCACTTGACCCCCGCGATTCTGCCATAAATCCACATCGTCAATATCAGAAAAATTTGCCACATTCGTAACGGCATTTACCAAAGTAGCGCGGGTGACCGGCGATCCGGCCTCATAGCCGGATTGGCCTATGGTATTCAATAAACCATCTAGCACGTTGGATGTCTCTTTTTTGCTCAACTGTAAAACTTTTCCTAGACTCTGGACGGCATCTGATTTTTCGCCTTCGATGATGTCCAATTTTGCAAGTCGCATAGACTCCAAAACCTGATTGAAATTATCACGGCTCGCATACGCTTGCACCAAATCGCGAACCTTCAATTCCAACGCTAGATTGTCCGCGTCTTTAGCCTCACCTGAGAGCAATCCCCAATCCTCAGAATCCCGCGCGCTGGTGATATGGCTCGACCGTGTTTTGTTTTGAGTTTGCATCCCATTCAAACAGGCCAATGTCCACGCGATCTGATACACCGAAATAGAGCCCGATCCGACCTCCGAATTTGAGAGCCCGATTCCATTCGCCATTACATCGTTAACGTTAGCCCCCTCACCCGTCTGGACGTTCGACTTTAATCTGAGATACATTCTGCGCTCGGATATGTCACCAGATACCACCTGCCATTGAGCATCCGATTCCATCAACTGCGGGAGCGTAGCATTCAATAAGTGAACGTTATCGAACGTTTTAAACTTATCCGAGACGAACGCCCTAAGCGTCCCCCGTCCTGAGACCACTGATCGATCAGAATTCCCGACAGTGTCATGCGTTCGAAGCATTCGAACATTCGGCGTTTTTCTCCAGAGCGCATTGATGACCGAGTCAAACTCAGTTGGAACCTGTTCTTGCAATCGTTTAGCCGTTCGAACGTCGATACCGGCGTTCGCAGATATTTGACCGAATGCCACATCATTAATGTCAAAAAGCTGAGTGGGTACGCCTTTGGATGCCTCCATCACAACGTAGGGTAGACCATCATCGGTCGTACCTTTTTCAAGGTCATGAGTAGGGGCCAGAAAATCCCGTGCTCGGTTGGCTTGATCCTGAACTTTTTGTAGTAAATGTGACAGTGTGTTTTTGCTGTTTTCTATGTTATGCATTTTTAATTCTCCGTTTTTAAGGGCCTATCCCGTGACCCAATTTATAAGGGATGTTGACATCATTGCATACCTAGTTTTCAAACGCAATAGAATTTTCTAAAAGTTCTATCTCCGACGGCGGCGGGGGACTTTTCTCTGCCGACTGCGCTCGACAGCTTCTTCTCCAAAAAATAATTTAGCTAACCAATCAATCAAAAAAAACATTATCGAAACCCCCGCAAAGCAAAATCCTGACTTTCAAATAGACTAAGTGGTGGTTTAGATTTAACACGTTCATTGCACAAATTTATTCGTAAATCACAAGCCAAATCCTCGGCAACCGTTAAAGCTTTCAATAAACCTGTATCTCGAATGCCACCTCGCCGCGCTCGGTCATACATATCCTCTAAGTCCTTTTGAATTGATTCAAGTAATCGGTGGTGATTGGTCATTTTGCCACCCCCCTTTTCGATAAACATTTTTCCAATAAAGCGGTATATTCCTCGTGAGTATGGTTGGCCTCATACCATGCCAATAAGTTTTCAATTTGCTCCGTGGTTAAGTCATTTTTTTTCATCATCATTCCCCTATTGATTAATCGAATTTAGATATTAGTCTGAAGTATACGGTTATGTCAACACTTATCCCCCACCTTCAATAAAAACGATATATGTATATACCCCTCCTGAAAAAAGAAAAATAAAAAAAAACTTCAGACACCCCCATTACGCCAAAGCTGATTTAACAGAAGGTAACACAAAGTAGGTCTATGAAAATCTCATGTAACCGCTGTTATGTAACCTCCAATGGCTCTAGAATGCGGGCTGTAGGGCAGAGTTACACAGACTACACGGTTACAGCTCTAAAATAATAAAAAAAATAAAAAAAAATCTCTGGAGGGTATATACAGTAAACGTTTTTAATGACCCGCGAGCCGTGATACGTGATACGCGATACGTGTCCCGCGCCCTTTTTCCTCTGACTACTGCGCTACAGCCCACTCAGGTCGATTTCTTTTCTTTTGGGCTATACAACCAATCCCATGGGCCTAGTGTGGTATTTTTTAGTGTTTTGGTGTTTTTCACTTTTTTTGGTGTATTTCTAGGATTTTGTTCGTCGAACAGTTTTTGTAGTTTGTTTGTTGCTCGTCCGAGTATTTTTTTATTTTCTGGTGTTAGTTTCAAACTGAGTGGTTTTATGATTTCGAGGACGAGTTCGAGTTCGCGGTGTGTGAGGGAACGGTTGTAGTCTTTTTTTTCCATTGTTCTGTGGATACCCTAGGGAGTCTATGTATGAGGTAGTATTTAAACATTTTTTTCGTTCATTCGGGGCATGAGTTCTTCTGCATCGACTTTGACTTCTACAAGGCTCCAATCTTCGAACGGAATATCGGTGAGGCGTTCTCGACCCATGCCCACGGCCTCGTTGTAGTCTTCAGCATCGATTTGCATGGTGTAGGTCATTGTGGCGGTTATTTGG